GATGCTACCCAAGAAGTTGTAGATTTACGCGATGCGTTTATAACTCAAGGGTACCAGCCGGTAGATGCGTTATCTAAAGCGGCTAATTTTGTAATTAAAGACCACGGTTTTGCAGATGCAGCTCCTGAGTCTGCATTAGCTGCTCCTGCTGTTACTAAACCAGTAGATGAAGTAGCCAAGAAACGCGCTAATAACCAGAAAAAGTTAAAGGCAGCACAGTCACAACCGCCTGAAATACCAGGTGAAAGTTCTTCTTCTCATGGGGAAGTAGCACAAGATATGTCTACTTTAACTGAAGAAGAGTTTAATGCATTACCTGCCGCTACATTAAAACGTATGCGCGGTGATATAGTATAGCTTGCATAAAGTTACTTGCGCAGTTATGCTTTTTATAAGTTTTCGCTTGTTTATGCGATATTAAACCGAGGTCGTTGCCGTAAGATGACGTTTTCGCCTGATAGGGCGTTAAATATATTGGACTCATACTCCATAATGTATGTAAACCGTTTCCCTTACGATAAAGGTATACGGAATTGCCACTCCAAAAGTTGGCTATAGGTAATTTAAGTTAAATTTTGTAAATAATTAGGAGTATATAGCAATGGCTAATACTAACTTTGCAGCTTTGACTTCAAACCAGCTAACGGCTTGGAGTCGAGACTTTTGGCGAGTAGCAAGAAACTTCTCGTTCATAAATCAGTTCGCAGGAACTGGACAAAACGCGATGGTACAACGTATTACGGAGCTTACTAAATCCGATAAAGGTACCAAAGCTGTCATAACGTTGCTTGCAGATATGACCGGAGACGGCATAACAGGCGACAACACATTAGAAGGTAACGAAGAAGCGCTTAGAGCTTTTGACTTGACCATCGAGTTAGATCAACTACGATTCGCAAACCGAGTCGCAGGCCGTTTAGCCGATCAAAAGTCTGTTGTTAACTTTCGGGAAACTAGCCGAGATGCACTAGCTTATGCTATAGCTGATCGTATAGACCAGTTGGCGTTTTTAACACTTTCAGGTGTTGCTTACACTTTAAAAACTAGTGGTGCGCTAAGACCTACAAGTTCTTCAGCTGGACATGATCTAGCAGACCTTGAGTTTGCTAGTGATGTATCTGCCCCTACTACAAACCGTCATAGAAGATGGGATGTTACTAACGGGTTATCTGCTGGTGATGTAACTGCTCTAGTTGCTGCTGACACAATGCAATACAAATGTATTGTTGAGTTGAAAGCTTATGCTAAAGACAACTACATCCGTGGAATGCGCGGTGCAGGCGGAGAAGAAATTTTCCACATGTTCGTAACTCCACAGCAAATGGCTAAACTAAAATTAGACAGTGATTTCTTGGCTAACGTCCGTAATGCGGGTATTCGTGGGCCTAAGAATGAGTTGTTTGCTGGAAGTTCTAGCGTATTGGTCGATGGTGTTGTAGTACATGAGTATCGTCATGTGTTTAATACTGCCAATGGTACTACTGGTACTTCGGCAAATGCTGGGGCTGCTGGTTACAAATGGGGTGCTGACGCTGACATTAATGGCGCACGAGCTCTATTTTGTGGAGCGCAGTCACTTGCGATGGCAGATATTGGCCTTCCTGAAATTGTCGAAGACAACTTTGATTATGGTAACCAACAGGGTATCAGCATCGGGAAGATCTTCGGTCTTCGTAAACCAAAGTACAACAGTGATTACAACAGCGCAGTCGAAGACTTCGGTGTTATCGCTTTTGATACTGCATACTAGGAGGAAGTATAGATGGCTACTACATTTACAGCTACACAGACAACCTCTAATTCTCTGTTCAAACCATTTCCGGATGGGATGATCGGCGTTAGAGAGACTACGTACGTAACTTCAGCTGCTTGGGTCATAAACGATGTCGTTCAAATGATCAAAGTGTTTGAAGGTGAACGTATCCTAGATGTCCAGATGTTGGTAGAAACAGACGCTGATACCGGCGGCTCTCCAGCCATAGTAATGGCAGTCGGAGACGGCGTTGATAATGATCGTTATGTTTCAGCCAGCACTATAGGTCAAGCAGGTGGTTTTGTTCGCTTAGGACAAGGCCTTGATACTGCTGCCGAAGCTGCATCTTTGCGATATACCTATCCAGCGGATGATACTATTGATATTAAAATAACTACTGCTCCAGCAACAGGTGTTGCTGCAGTGACTGTTACTTTAAGAGCATTAATCTCTGGGTAATAAAAAGTGTGGCTCCCCTTTAATCGGGGGAGTCATTTTTTAACTAAAGGAATAGTTATGAAGATTGTTAGTGATAAACCTTTAAGAATTGCTACTACACACGGCGCTGTTATTCTATTTGAACCTGGGGTTCCTAGAGAAATGTCTTTAGAGATAGGATTATTAGCTTTGCAAGAAGGTGCAAAAGAAGTTACAGAACAAAATATAATTGAGGAACAACCGCCTTTTCAAGATTCTACTTCTATACAAGAAGAAATTAGTATTACATTAGAATCACAAAAAGAAGAACGGGTTGATAGATTTCAAAGTATAGTAAAAGTGCTACAGAGCATTATGGAAGAAGGTAATCCTACTAGTTTTAAAACAGATGGAACGCCAAAAGCTACTGTAGTAAATAAAGCTTTCGGTTCTGCAGTATTGACTGACGAACGAGAAGCAGCATGGCAAGAAGCATTGAATTCTCGTTGAGGTAAAACATGAGTGTAACTGTACAGAGCGTTGTAGATAGGGCTGAATTTATATTTCAAGATACATCTAATATACGCTGGACTACAGCGGAGCTTTTATTTTGGCTTAATGATGCTCAAAGAGAAATAGCTCTGTTAAAACCAGATGCAACTGCTACTAATACAACTATTACTTTAGCTACTGGAACTAAACAGTCTGTTCCTAGCGGCGGAAATAGATTATTAAAAGTAGTTAGAAATATGTCTGCGGCCAGTAGCGGCACTGGGAAAACTGCAATAAGAATAGTGTCTCGCGATGCGCTCGATGCACAAGAACCTAATTGGCATGACCCAACCGTAGCCGGGTATTCTAAGCATACTAATATAGTCAAAAACTATATGTATTCGGAAGAAGACCCTAGAACCTTTTATGTATACCCAGGAGTTGCGGGTAATGCATACATAGAATTAGTTTACTCCTCAAATCCAGCTACTGTTGCTATTAACGCTAATTTAGGCGTACCTGATGTTTATGCTAATGCAGTATTAGATTATGTGTTGTATCGTGGGTATATGAAAGAAACAGAATCTGCTAGCCAGCAACGTGCTACTACTCATTATCAACTGTTTATGGGGGCTTTAGTTAGTAAAACGCAGATTGATAATTTTACTTCCCCTAATGTTACTACTGGTGCAGCGCCTATGGCACCTACTGTACAGGGGCAAGTTTAATGGCTACTACTTACGAATCTTTACTACCAGAAATATTACCGATGGTTCCAGGATGCCCTGATGCGTTAGTTATACAACACATTAGGTCATCTGTTATAGAGCTATGCGAGAAAGCATCTGTATATCAACAGGAACTTGATGCAATAAGTACTGTAGCTAATATGTACGAATACGAGTTTGATGCTCCATTAAGCACAAGTGTGCATAAAATAGTATGGGGCGTTTTAAGTGGAGATTCTTTAGAGCCCGTAACTAGCGGAATGTTAGAGCAAAGGATACCTAACTGGAGAAACCAAACAGGCTCTCCTGCGTATATAATTAAAAATAACATTACCACTTTTTGGATTGCACCAGTTCCTAGCGCCAGTACTGCTAATAGCTTAATAGTTAGAGTTGCTTTAAAGCCTACTTATACTTCTACTTCTTGTGATGACACTATTATGTCGGACTATAGAGATACTATTATAAATGGAGCAGTTGGGCGGCTATTAAGAATGCCATCAAAAGAGTGGTCAGATGTTAGTTCAGCGGGTGTGTATTTTGGGTTCTATAATGAGGGCATTACTTCAGCAGAACAACGTGGCCGCCGTGGGGACACTCCTGCAGTAGGTAAAGTAAATTATGGGGGCATAGCTCCAAGTAACCGCAAAGCTCAAAAATATGCGGGCAAAAGATTGTCCTTTTAAAACATGGAGCTTGTAACTAATACTAATTCTTTACAAGAACATCTTCCTGAGTTTGTAATTAGCGATATTGCAATAGAGTGGGATTGGGTTAAATTAGGGGTAGAAGAGATAATTTCTTCTCAAGCTAATATTAAAAACCGCCCTGAAGATGTGTATGCAAGCTGTAAAACAGGAGAATCTTGTTTGTTAACTGCAGGCGGAAATAGGTTTGTAGTAGCACAAGTTATCCCCAATGAGTTTACGCAAGAAAAATCTTTTTTTATATGGCTAGCTTGGTTTGCTCCGGAAGTTAGAAAAGCCCATACTTTAAGTGACTATTTAGGATTTTTTGATGATCTTGCTAGAAATGCAGGATGTACACAGTTAGAAGCAATTACTACTACAAAACCTTTATCTAGGTTATATTCTAGTATAGGCTTTGAAATAGAAGAAATAACGTTTGTAAGAAAAATATAGGTTAGTTGTATGGGAGTCAAAAAAGCAAAACAAACAGAAGCAGAAAAAATAACAGCTGCTATGGGGTTGTATAAGACTAAAGAAGCTAATGCCTATATGGATAAAATTAACCCAGAGCTAGAAAAGTTTGCGGATACAGATTTTACATCAGCTATTAAAAATAGAAACCAAGCAGATGTGTTTCAAGGAACAGCTGCTAACTCTAACGTTAATTACAGTAACGCTTTATCATCCATGCCTAATATTGATATAGGTAATATTTTGGGGACTCAAAATTTAGACGCTCTTAGAAAAGGTTCTACCCTTAGTACTCAAGCAAGTTCTGATATTATAAGCAGACAGCTTAATAAAGAGGGGGATGCTACAAATATATTTTCTAATATAGGAATTAGAGATACTAATAACAGCATAATGGCAGCGGCTAATACAAACGCTCTTAGAGATCAAGCAATAGCTGGCGGCATAGAAGTTGTAGGCAGCGGAACATCAAAGTATTTAGATAGAAAAAGGAAAGGCGGTAGTCTTTTTAAGACTAATGTTAACTATGACAAACAAAGGCTAGGCGTTCTAGATAGCACTAATACTCCTATTGGGGAAGATCTAAGATTTAATTGGAAGAGGTTTGTAAAATAATGCCTTCTTTATCAGATATGAATAACGCTCTTATTGCGGGTAGAAATGCTAAAAATAGCGCCTATTTTGGTTTAGAGCAGACCAAAAACAATTCGTTTGCAGATCAGCTGGCTAAATTAACGCGGAATCAGTATCTAAAAAATAAACCTGCTAGTGATGCTAGGATAAATGATCTAATAAATAGTGCTACAAGTGGCACTGATATAATAGATGAAGCGAGAGAAAGTTCTGTAGTTAATAATAAGTTAAGCG